CTAGTAGATGCATCAAAACGAGCATAGACTAAAACACGATCAGTTCCCAATTCTTCATATACATTGTATCCATGCCCTCTAGATGGGGGAATAATTGGAATTAGGTGTGCAAAACCAGTAGCACCTGAGTTGATAGTAGATAAATCAACTCTTCCATACGTATATCCATTTCCACCCGCAGAAACAGTTGCTGAAGTAATTTTACCACCAACTACATTCACAACTGCCTTTCCACCTACACCATCACCTAAAATATCCAATTCAGCGTCGGTAGTATTATAACCAGATCCCTGTTTTTCTACGTAGATTTTTTTAATTTGATTTTCATTAATTGTAGAATCACCATTATCTCTAACAGAAACAATTTGTTGCTCTGTTGTTGTTTCCCAGTCATTGGGAATTGGAATATATTCAATAGAGTCAAATTTTATAATATCACTAGGAGCAACTGTAAATAAGTATTTCCAAACATATCCATCTCCACTCTCACCTGCTCGTGATGGTTCCAAATCAACAAACGTTGGTTCATCTTGGGAGAAGTTTCCTGTTGGATTTACTTCTGAAGATCCGTTATCTATACAAACATATACTCTAAAATCATTATTAATTACATAGTAATTTGCATCATATAATCTAGAAGAGTTTGTTTGTGGTGAGGGATTATCTAATCCATAGTCATGCCTATACATCTCATAGACTGTTCCCTGCTTCCAGTCAATTCTCCTTACAAGTCTTCTAATATCATTTTTGGTAATTCTCTTACCAAAAATCATAGTATCTTTGACATGACTTAGGTAGTTTTTATTGTCTATTGGTGAGGGAGTATTGGTATCCCATGTAGTAGATCTCCCAAATCCAACATTTGCGGAGGGATTCACAAGACTCAAAAAAACGTAATAAGAATTATTGGGATCACTAACAGAATCCACAAAATTCTCAGCGTTTAAAAGTCTAAATTGATCTGTAACAATCGCAGCCATATCGCTAGCTTTTTTCTATATTTATAAATGATTAACCAAGATCTTTTCTTAGAGATCCATTATCTCTAAGTCCAAAGTCTCTTCTTTGGATTGTTGGATATGTTGTTAGACCAGAATTTACGGTAAATCCAGAAACTCCGATACCAATAGCAGATGATCCTCTCGCAAATCCAGATAATCTACCCCAAGAGAATGATCCACAATATGGACCAGTAGTAGTTCCAATGCCAATGTGATTGGTGGTTGAAAGAATATTTGCTGTTACAATTCCTGTAAGATTTTGTCTGGTAAATGCGTGAACATAGTATATATTATCAGCAAATGTTGTTCCAATACCAACAACAGCATTATCACCATCATCAATAGATGTAATTCCTGCACCAACAGTTGTATTTGAAACCATAATTGGATATCCAATTTCCAAAGAATCAATGATTGATGTAGGTTCAAATTCTAAGTCAAATCTAATTGCTAGTGGATTGCCACCAGTTCCAACACTCGTTGTAATACCCGTAATAATGCCACTATAACCAGAAACAAACTCAATACCAGTAATCAGTTCATCTTGAACAACAGGTAGTGCTGTAAGCAAATCTGGAGATGCTGTAGATGTATATCCAGAACCAGGGTTAGTTATTGAAATAGAACTAATAGTTCCTCCAATAGAAACTGTTGTAGACGCAGTAGCGCGAACTTGGTCTTGATATAAACCAAAATCAAATGTTCTTACAAGTGTTCTAGTATTTGCAGGAGATTTATTAAGTTCAATAGAATCTGTGCCAACTCCAATTACTGTAAATGTCTTATCTAAAATTTCCAGCGCCCCATCAAATGCCCTATTTAAAGAATGCCCAACTCTAATTGATGTTGGATCAATTCCAGTTATGACTGTGGATCCAATACCAACTGTTCCAACCTTATCTTTAATTTCTGCTTTAAAGATATCAGTTCCAATACCACCAATTGGTGTTGCAACAACAATGGTAACATTTGATCCAGAATCGTATCCACTACCACCATCAATAATATCAATAGATGAAATTGTTCCTGCAGCAGATACAACAGCAGTTAAAGCACACGCAACAGGTTCTGGATCACCAGATACTAGCAATCCAGAAACTTGGTTGATAGTTATTGCAGATTCATTTTCTTCATAATTAAATAATTGTGCAGAATCAACAAAAATTTGAGTATCTGTTGAAGTGAAATCTTTAATTACTTTAGCAGTTGGAAAAACCATACCCTCTAAAGAATCTCTAGATTTTGGTCGTGCATTATCACCAACTAATAGATCTCTTTTTTGTTTACTCCACTCAATTGGTTTGTAATTAGTTTCATCAATACCATCACCAAGATAAATTCCAGTTTCAATAGTATCTGCAGATATAATTGAAGATACAATTCTTGAATCTTGTGAAATTGTATTGACACTTAATGAATCATTCTTTAATATTCTAATTTCATCACCAGGTTTAATCGATTCATCAACATCAACTTCAACACTATCAATATTTCTAGTTCCTCTATAGAAGAACACATCAACTTTATCTTCTTTCTTAGGTGGTTCGAGGAATGAGAATGTTGTTCCTCCTTCAAATACATATGATTTACCTGGTTCTTGCATAACACCATTAACATAAATCAATAAAATAGAATCAAAATCAATGAGAGAAGATGTTACATCAGAATTATTTTTTTCAAAACTGAGTAGTTGATTATTTTTAAACAATGGGAATCTAGTTCTTATATTATCTTGTCTGGATGCATTGCTATCAATATAATCAAATTCACCTAATTGCCATGATGAGAATGAATCATTAAATACTTCAGTCACAGTGAATTCGATGTCGGAAATAGGTGATGATAATCCTGCAGCAGTAACTAAACCGACTGGTTTAAACACATCACCCTTTCTGAATGAATAACCCGGATTTGAAATTTGAAATCTATCAATTTCAAAGTATGATGTGCCGATGCCAACAGATGATGGTGATAACTCGAATGTTATTGATAAACCAATACCTGTCGCCGTTGTTGCACCAGTTCCAAGTCTTGATACTCCAGTAATAGATAAATTTTCATAAGATGGACTATCCACTGATACAACTGGATTGATATACCCACTACCACCATCAACAACATTAAATGCTAGTGTTCCACCAGCACCGACAATAGCGGTGATATTTGCACCAGTTCCTGCTCCACCAGCGGGACCAATGTTTACAGTAATTGTATTTGCAGTTACTGCAGTAATTGCAGTTTGAATACCTGCAACAGGATCAGTTGATCTTGGATAAACTTGATTTGTTTTAAAGTTATCACTGGAACATTTGAAAGTTAAAGATCCAGTATCAATTCCAACAGTATTTGATACGGTCAATCCATGATTTGGAATTGATAGAATCAGAACACCAGAATGTGAAGTATACTTAGCGTTAGTTACTGTATATGTTGCATTAGTATTATCTGTAATGGAGTCAGTTTCAGCACTAACAAATTTATGTGCATATGCAAGATCAGTGATTGCAACACCAACAGGTCCACGATATCCAGAACCAAAGGTTAATTGTGGGAAGTATTGGCGAATAGTTCCACCAGATTCATATGTGTGTGGAATTGTGCTTGTCCCAACATTAATTTCAAATGTCTTATCGGAAGATATTCCAGTAACTGGATATTGAAATCCTTGAGTTCCATCTGGGAATATTGTTGTAGTCACACCAGCATGTGGTGCAGCACAAGAGAACTCCAAATCATTTAAATATACAAATGTTCCCGATCCATAGAGATTATGTGGTGTTTGTGTAGTGATCTTAAGAATACCAGTTGATTCAATATAACGAGAAGTGCTAATATTGATTTGGGAAGAACTAAACGTAGAAACACCGAGTATACCAGAAATTGATTTTCCAGCACCAATAGTTGGTTTTACCTTAGCATTAACTAGTGGTGCATATCCAAGACCACCAGTGGATGCAACAGAGATTACAACACCACCTCTTGGAATTTGATTTTGATTAACATCTTCTTCGGAGATAATTATATCGTTAGATCCTGGTCTAGTGATTCCAGTAAATGTAACACTAGAAATTCCGGTTACTTCATCAGCACTAAAGTTATAGTTGTTACCAGTGTTATTAGAAGTATCGGGAGTCTGGAAGATATCATTAATGAATACTAAGTTGCTTCCTGCTTCCAATCCGAGAGTATTTTCTCCTTCTTTATAAACACTAAATGTTCTTCCAATCCCGTTAAATCCTAAAGAAATATCATCATATACTGTATTACCAGTATAATCTTGTCTTAGATAAACTCTACCATTAAATGTTGATTTTGGAAGAGATAATGCGCTTTCATTTAATCTGTCATTATTTCCCTTACCATCAGGTGCTTCAGTGAAGTGAATCTTATTACCAACAATATTGAATGCCCCCTTGAAGATTCTTGCTTCTGAACCATCATTATGTGTTGTTGCTGAAGTTCCAACAAATCCTCTGGATACATTGATCAGTGGAACTGTTCCAATACCACTGATTGGACCCGATGTTGTAGTTCCAAATCCTACGTTTTGAATTTCTAAGAACTCTTCATTTACTTTAAGAATATCTCTTGGTCTGATTGAAGAAATACCAGAAAGTGATAGGAAAGAAACAGCGGCACCAACAGTTGTTCCTCCATTATTTTCCAAATTGAATACTAATGGAGTATATGCTAGTGGGTATTGTGTTACACCATCAATAGTAATAAGTGCTTTTTCAAGCTTCTTCTTCATTTCAAGTTTGTGGCGATTTCCTGATCCAATATCAGTAAATGTGAATCCTATCCCACTTCCACCAGCAGTTCCTGTCAACTTAAAGGTATCCTTAGAAAGTCTGATTGCATATACTCTGGAAGGCATCTTATCAGTAGTAATACCAGTAGTAAACACTTCTCTAGTTGTCGATGCAGTAGAAACATTCGACATGGTCACTGACCAGTTTGGATTATCAATATAATAAGTTCTATCATCACCACCAACAATAGTTGTAGATGCAGTTACAGAATTAATACCGATAGCGATGATAGTGCCTAATGAAGTGCTATTGCCAGAGAAAATTCCAGAACCTACTTTAATAACTGAGGTATTACCAATACCTGTAATTACTGTCGCACCTACACTTACAACATCACCTTGGAAATATGAATTGAAGGTTTGAATACCTGTAATTGTAGTATTTGCAGGAATTCCATCGCCAAATAGTAGAGCACCCGAGGTTAAACCTGTCGAATTTGCAATGCCAGTAATTGTAGAGAAACCTGTTTCAACAATGTCTCCAGTAAATAAAGTTCCATTTACAACAGTGGTTCCAATACCAATAGAAGTTGCAGCAATACCAAGTAGTGTTGATGCTGGAGTATAAATTAATTCCTCACCAGTTTCAAAGAAATGATCATCAATACTAATAACACCAGTAGATTGATTTAATGCATTGGTATTTGCTGGATTGAATCCTTTTTCATAAATTGGAATAGATTTATAGTTCAGATCAAAATCAGTCTTATCTTTACCAAAGACATTAATCGAACCATAGAAAGAATTCTCAAGATCTTCAATAACGGTTCCTACTAGATATGCTGGTGGAATATTAAATTCGTCAATATCAGTATAAATGTGCTGACTGTATGCCTGATGAGTAATGGTATCGGTAGCAAACTCTGGATCTGGATGAAATTTAACAATTACATTACTTCCGACCATTTCTGAAGAATATGTTCCAATACCATTAGATGTATTGACATTAATAAACGGTGACGATTGAATGGAAGTTCTTTGCTGATCAGCAACTACCATCACATTCTGAACCACAGTAGTTTCACCAATACCAATTTTTATAATTGATTTTTGACTAAACTGCAATACACTATCAAATTCAAATACAGTAGAAATACCAACTGTTTCCTTTAATTGAGAATCAAACTTTGCAGTTCGTTCTGTTCCTGGAATTTGACCAGGAACTAAGAATCTATGAGTTGCAACTCCAGCACCAACAGTTCCAATTCCAATTGTTTTTGTCTTAACAAGTAGATTATTATTAATATTATTTTCAAATTGGAGACTAATAACGCCACCCGAAACATTCAGTCCAAATGTGCCAATGTTTGCACCAGAGAATGATGTTGTTGGTAAAGTGTCATAGTAAAATTCTGATACATGATTATCTTGTCCATCATGATGAGCAACTACTTCAAAGTAGTTCATTCTATTGGTATCAGTATTCAGAACTTGTGCAAAGGTGTATATTGTGTCATATTTGCTAGAGAGTGCTTCAAAAACATCGGTCTTAAATCCAACCAATCCACTTCCATTCGCAGGTCCCAACCTCTTAGTTCTTCCATCAATTCTAAGGAAACCAAATTCGGTAAAACCAGTTCCAACTGTAGTGGAAGGTGCAAACGACTCTCTATAAACTTTAACATTATAATTAAAGTTATTTGGATCAACAGGATCAAATCTTAAAGTTGGATCTCCACTAGGAGCAAAATCTCCAGATAAAGTTCCAAGTCTTGTATCTGTGAAAAGATCTACTTTATTCAAAGTGTAAGTATTACTAAAATCATTTAAGACAACAACTTCACTAAACTGAGAACTAGTTTTATCCTCATCAGAAATTTGAACTAAGAATCTTGAATAGAAATCTGTAATTGGATATTCTATTGCTTCAACAAATCTATCCTTATTAAATTCTGCACTTGAGAATCTATTACTGATGTCATCAATTTGTAATACTCTATTAGTTCTACATTCAATAAAATCAGAGAGTCTCCTATTTTTGAAAATTACAAATCTCGAAGTTTCACTAGTTGCATCATAATCTTGAACTACATCGAAGTTATTAATCGTATCAACTCTTCTTTCACCAACAAAATCAAGAACAGTTGAAACAAACGAATCAGTTAATCCAATAGAAACTGTAGATTTGGATAATAACTGAATATCAGCAAAGTTTAACATCCCTGATGGGTGAACATGGCGACTTACATTTTCTTGAATATCTACAAATTCTTTTGGACTTTGAATAGTATATGAAAGATTTTGATAATAGTAATTATCGGGAATAACTTGTAATGAATTACTCAATTGACCAATATTATTCTTCCAACCAAAATTCTTCTTACTAGAATAATCTACAGAGAATCTTCCTTCAAAATCAGTAATAGAATTGACAGTTGCAAAAACACCAGAATTGATTCCTTTTAATTTGTCACCAATTTTTACTTTGTAATCACCATCAACTTTAACTAAACCTTTCTCAACAACAGTGGTTACTAAATCAGTTTTAACACCATTTACGGTAATCTCTTCTCCGAGGAAGAAAATACCAGTTTCAATATTTAACTTAAACTCTGGGAAGTTCTGTTTTTTAACAAGTGAGGTGAATCCAGTTTGTAACTCTTCAGGAACTCCTGGATTAGTTGTTACATCACCAATATTAAACTTCAATATAGCTGGATTTGAATTTGTAAATTCAACTACTCTGAAGAAATTGTATCTATTGTCTTCAGAGTTAAATCCATTACCAGGTGAAGATATATTACCAAGAGTATCCGTGAAAGATTTCTTTCTTAGTCCTTCAACAAAAATTTCATCTCCAACAACAAATGGTGGATTTATAAAACCATCAATTGGTGGAGTGCTTACTTCCAAAGTTACAACACCATTGCTGTAATCAGTAATTTTTTCAACTTGAACACCATTACTATTCAATATTGGAAATAAACGGTGCTCAACAGATTCCAAACCTTTTGGTTCTGCAATAACATCTACACCAACAATAGTGTTTCCTGAGAATTGTGTTTCTAGAGAATATGTTGAAGGATCAAGCACCTCTCTAGTATACATGTTAACAATGATGAGACTTGGTGGTGAAAGATAATTTCTACCACCATCAAGAACATTAACAGATTTTACAATATCGGTTCCACTTAACGTGAATAATTTTGAAATTCTTGCTTGAGGTCTTAAAGTTTTATCAGAAGCATATTCAAATCCTTCATTAACAATTCTGAAGTTGTTTAGTTTACCGATAGATTCTGTTAAAGGTCTAATAATTGCATTAGATCCAACAGTTGCTGCTGTTCCAGATCCTAAACCAGATATAACTGGCAATCTTGAGTAGTTGGAACCAGTTGAAACTGTAGTTATTCTGGATATTGGACCAGAAGCAGTCTTTGAACTTGTTGTATATTCTAAAGTATCAGTATTTGTTGATGTATATGATAATGCTTCTGGGAGTTCATTTGGAGAAATATTGAACGTTGTAGATCCAACTCCAAATACATTATAAGATTTATTATACTTACTGTTAATGTATATGATTTCAGAAGAATCAACAACATCAGCATCTGGTTTAATAGAGATACCATCTTTCTCAAAAGAATAATATAATTTTGTTGGTAAGTCTTTACTATATGTAATAGTATAAGTAGAAGTTATACCACTGGTTGCACTCTCAACAACAGAGAATGTTGATGTTGTTCCGGTAGAAACAAATTCATTACTAAGATTCTTATCATAGAAGAATTTAAATTCGTAGTCTATTAGAGAACTATCAGAAACATTGAAAACAATATTATTATTTTTAAATACTTCGATTTGTGGATTTAAGAGACTAATTTCTTGATCAGCGCCACCAGTGCTTGCAATACTAACAATTACTGGTGGATTGGAAATAGTATCATTTAATGTTCTCGCTAAATTAAACTTATTATCATCAATTCTGAATACAAAGTATCCTCCTGTTTCTAAACCACTAGAAACTAAATCTGTAGAATTATAAAATACTTTCTGACCTGTTTTATACCCATGATTACTAATAGTAACACTACTGTCATTGGTGTTAATTTTATCTGAACCAAATCCAACACTATCAACTAGAATCTTTTGGTATATTGTATTATACTTAACATTTACAGATGGATTTGTGCCAAAACCAACCGACTGATTTGGTGTTACTGTAAGGTCAATAGAATCTCCATTATTTAAGTTATGGATAGTTGAGATAGAAACTTGTGTTTTTATCTTCTGTGCATTTGCAGTTATCTCACTAAACTTAGTTGTGAAGGCATACTCAAAACTATTGTTAGTATTAACATTGGTTGCAGGGAAGAATAGACCACTTGTTGAAGTTGTAAATCCAACTTCGGTTACAATACCAATAAAATCTTTTCCTTTGTTAATTACGTAAACTGATTGATTTGCTAATGCAAATGTTAAACCACCAGGAGTATCTCTAGCATCAATCCCAACAAAACCAGTAGGAACAGTAAATTCAACTTCTTGATTATCTTTAAATGGATGGTTTGGAATGAAAATTGATTGGGTTGGAACAGAAATTGTTTTTGGTGATCTTCCTACATGGTATCCGAGAGATGCATCAGTTCCAGTTTGTAGTCCAACACCAATAGATTCAAAAGGGTTGAAATATACACTGTAGTTCTTTTTAGAATCTATTTCTTTTTCGGATTTTACTGGAATTGTAAAATAATCATTATTTACACTGATTAAATCAGCAAACGTATGAGATGCTCCTACATTACCTCTCTTAACACGTAAAATATTTTCATCAGCAAATACGTTTAGAACTCTAAAGGTTTCGCTACCAATTCCAATAGAAGTTCCAGATCCAATTACAGGTGAGAGTGATGAAACGTAAATATCTGTTGATATACCTTGATCTGCTGAAATATAATCTGATAATCTTGTTATGTTGGAAGAAACACCAATTACATGCGATCCGATTAGACCTTCAACATGGGTCGAAATACCAGATATTTGAATAGTATCTTTATTCAAATATTCATGAATTGTATTGGTGTATATTCTAAGAGTCTCTGAATTTTCTCTTTCAACAATAGAATTTTCATATTTAAGATATTCTGTAGAAATTTCGTTAATTTTTCTACCGAATACTCTGGATATCTCTGCTGCTGCTCCACCACCACCAGTGCCAGCATTATTATAATTTAAAGAATTTCCAACTTTATAATCATCACCAGAATTTAGGATTACAAAAGATTCAATTGAACCTTTAGATGCAGATTCAACGACAGTTGTTTGGTCGACAGGAGAATTTGATTCGAATAGAAAATCACTTCCTGAATGTTGTTTTGCTGTTCTGTATGGGAATGTATTCCTAACAAGATTTGATTTATTAAAATCAAACGTTTGATCTAATTTCTCAGTAATTACTTGTGATCTATAAGTATCACCAATGAAATATGGGAATTCTGGATCTAATTTTCCTGTAACTGCATTTGTAGATACACCAACAAAATATGCATATACACCATCAGGGAATTCTGGAGTTTTGGAGTATCTTCCATTATGATAATCTAAATCACCGCTATCATTAAATTTGAAATCTTCAATAAAATATCCAGATTCAAATACATCAAAAGATGGTCGATTATTGATATCAGAAGATGCATCAACATAACCACTAACTAATCGTCTAGTTGCTGAGTTATCATCATTAGGATCAGAAAATGCATATGGCCCATAAATTGGATTACCATCGTTTGCCCATCCAATAACTTTGGAGTGTTCATCTTCTGAAATTGAATCTAAGAAAGATTCTCCATCTCTATCGGTCGAATAACCAACAACACCATAAGATAAACTATCTTCATAATTTGTAAGTAGTTCATCAGAAAATCTCTTCAAGTTATTGACCCGAAGATGTCTAATGTTTGATTCTAAAACTACATTTCTACCAGGTGGTTTGACATTAATACTTGTATTATTTTGATCATATCCTGTTCCTCTATTGATGATGATTACATCAATAACTTTACCATCTCTTACAACTGCTCTCAATACAGCACCAACACCATCACCATTAATTTCCAGATCTGGTGCGGCATCATAGAACTTTCCACCATTCTGAACTTCAACTGCAACAATATATCCCCTCTTAATAATAGGTCTTAGTTGAGCACCTTGACCTATTTTTGTAACAACTTTTGGATTTCTGTGGAAGTTTAAAATGTTTGATCCATAGTCAGATCCTTTCTCATAAACATATACATTAGTAATTTGACCACGAACAACTGGAGTTGTAAAAATAGTATTAATGCCACCAGATCCTGCAGTAAATTCTGCATCAATCTTGACTTGAATTGGTGGATATGAGAATATTTGATATCCTTCACCAGAAGTAGAACCAAAACTTACATAGTTTTTTCTATTATAATTTGTTCTTGCCCCACCAACTGCTTCCGCAATCTGGAACTCAGAATCATTTAATTTTAAAATTCTATATTGTGTGGAACTGGAAAGACCAGAAACAGCAGAATTTTGGAATCTATAATTGACTAAATCTCCATCATTAAATCCATGATCTTTTGATTTAATAATATTTGTGATTGTAGATATACCAATTGGATGAACTCTGAGTTTTCTATTGGTATAACCAGAACCAGGATTTAATACCTTAATTTCAGAAACAACATTTTGCTCATCGAATGTTCTAAATTTATGAATACCACCAGTATTGACAGTAGTAAAACCAACTGTATTAATACCAGCAGAATAATCAGATAAATTTTTGTATAGGTATATGGATTTTGTATTAATAATCTCTGGATAATAAACTCCACCATTTACCAAATTATCGTTTTGATTTGTATTAGATCCACCAAAGAGTCCAATACCAAGAGGTAAGTTGCCATTAGAACTGTAAACAAGTCTTTGACCATCAATTAAATTATGAAAGTTTTCAAACGTTAGAGCATCGTTAGTAATATCAATACCACCGGTTACTGCAACACCAACTCTAGAGGCATTAAAAGGCATCTCCCTGAACTGTTTGGAAACAACTGCCTCCAAAACAGCATCTTTACCATTACCACCTTCTATGGTTGTTGATAAAACTCTATTAATACTAAAGTCTTGTGGGTCAACAATAATTCTTTTAACTGTACCAGTAACAACTGTCTGTGCTCTTGCGGTTGTTCCTGTTGAAATAGCAGAATCAGAAATTACAAGTTGGGGTGGATTTAAGACATCATAATCTGATCCACCGTTTAAAACTTTAATATTATCTAAAGGACCATAGTAAACTCTATCATCAGATTTATAGTTTTGAATTTCAACACCATTAATCATCAAACCGATAGAACCTGGTTCTGTTGGGGTATTCTTTCCAGATTTAATATCTGGAATCAGTGGGAAGTTTACTAGTGATTTCTTTGCTTTTAAATTTTTACTATAATGTTGTTTTAAAGTAAATGTGTGATTTGTTGTAGTAGTAAACGCAGTATCTTCCAATCCTACATGTTGACTAGTTCCAATAAATGATCGTGCATTATATAATTTAATTCTATTCGTTCTAACAGGATTAGTATCTCTTATAACTTCAACATAATAGACTCTACCAAATTCCAATCCAACAATTTTATCCCCATCACCGGTGTAAATTACTTCATCACCAGTCAGGAATGGAACATCATTGGCAAATGATAATGTAGAATATGTGCCAAGAGTTGGGAAAAATCCTTGGTAAATATTATTTAAATTTGTTGTTGGTGTAATAGCAATTGTTGCTTCTGAAATTTCTTTCGTTATTTCATAATCTGGAAGTGAATTTGATGCAACATACATCCCACTAGGTTTTTCACTATAAGTATTTTGAACATTAGTCAAAATCTTATCAGATTCTAATTGAATACCAGATGAAGTAGCATAGTTAAATCTTTTACGTATGCTCAAACTTCTATTAGATGCAGCACTGATCGATTGATTTATCTGAACTTCTTTTCCATTTACAGAAGTAACAACGGCATTGGATACTACAATATTTTCGGCATTTCTATCTAAAATATCTACAGAATCATTTTTCTTAAGACTTGACTTATCTGCAGTTTCAAATAAAGTTACTGTGTTATTTGAAAAACTTTCAATTTCATATCGTGTTCTAGTATTATAAATCCAGGTATTGAAAGCAAATTGCTTATAATTTTCATCATTATTAACAATACTATCACCAAGATTTTTAACACTAATTAAATCATCATTGAATAGTAAAGTATATTGATCTTTATCCTCAATATCTGACATTACACCAGTAACTCTGAGATCTACTCTCTTTGATGTATCTCCATCTTCATATCCATAGATAGTGTCAGTTTGTGAATATGCAAGAGTTCCTGGTGTAATCGCAGAAGTAATTCCACTACAATTAAAGAATTGATTGATACTCTTATCTCTATATTCTATCTTTTGACCTTCAACGCTTATAATACCAGTTTGACCAAACCCAATAGTGCTATCTACACTAACTACGGAAGATCCAATAGAAATACTATCGGAGATTAAACTATTTGGTGTGATATTAAACGTTCCTTCAATGAGACTTTTCTCATTGTATCCAGAGAAAAGTTGAATTTTATAAAATGTTTTTTTATTTCTAGTAATAATTTCAACTTCTGATACTGGACCAGTAGCAGTATCTCGATAATTACCGATCATTTGACCAATAAGTTTATTCGGATTACCCGAAATTTGTTCACCAACAAGAACTCTTCTTCTTATAAATTCTGCATAAGAGGGTTTTAGAAGGAAGTCCTCTAGGTTAATAACTTTAGGAACTTCATTATATAAGATTGCAAATAGAATTCTAAAAGATTCTTCGGTTCCTTTACTTTGATACAGGTTACGAATCTGCTTGATGAGATTGTTTACATCAAGTGAACTCTCAAAACTAACATCTTCAAATCCAGGTGCAAGAAGATACTTTAGTTTTCTATAAAATTCTTTGAGAAATAGTGAGCTTATATTTTTAACTTGAGTTCCTGTAGTATGAGAATCTGCTGCTGAAGATTCAAATACTAATTCTTCTGCATTTAGACGATCTCTATAAGAGGTAATACCACTAAATCCACGAATACAACCCACAAAACTATTTGTGGTTATTCCAGTATAGGTAATAATCTCATCATTTAGTCTGAAAAGACCATAATCTTTGGGAAAACCACCTGTAGTTGTTACATTAATTGTAGTATCAGTAGACGTAACATCAGAAGTTACTGATGTATGGTCAGTTAAAATTTCTGGAGTTAAATTATTAAGACTTAGATACTGATCTAAATTCTCGACAATATCAATCGCACCTCCCTGGAATTCCTGAGACGTGTAATATTGTTTAAGAAAGTCTACAACTTTAGGGTTTTCATTTAAAATGAATTCTGGTAATTGGCTATCAATGACTTGCTGTACTTTTACCCTAGCATCAAAACCAGTAGTAATCATATTTCCTCTCTATTACCTTGTTATTTTTCCGTTTAAGTAACTTGATTTCACCGGGAAGTTCACTCCAGAAATTTGTTCTCCAGAGGCAATCGTATCCTTAACCATATTTATAGTGCTTTTCGACACATCAAAGATGAGATATAAATCCTTCAAACCAATAATATCATTCGAATCTGGAAGTGCTTGAATCTCTACAACATTCTCTGGTAAATCTGTTGAAACAATATTAATTGTATTAACAATAATCTCACCTTTCTTATAATCAACCGTTCCAATTGATTTTTTAACAACTTCGAAAGTGTCTGGATTTAGTGTTGGTTTAACAATTGTAAGAATTCCAATATCACTATTTTCTAATGGAACGTCTAAGAAGTATACTGTTTCTGATTCACCAGCAACTTTAAAACCGGTGCTCTTGATACTAGAACCATCTAATTTTTTGAAGAACTTATTACCAAAACAAATCTCATATTGTGCAAATGTATTAGTAATACAATTCATATTTCTTCTCATCTTCACTTTAGTGATATTAGAAGTAATCGAAGTATCTACATTATCAATGATTTGAAGAACTTTACTATATCTAAATCTTCCCCCAAACTTATTCATATCAACAGTTTTGGAATGTTTGGTTAGAGATGCTATAATGTTAGACCTCAATGATGCAATGTCAGTAATCTTAGAAGGATCATAAAAGACATCACTCTCAAGTTCAACAAATAGTAGTTTAAGATCTGATAATTCTTGTTTGACACCAGATACAGTGTATTGTTTTAAATCATTTAAAATTTGTGTTTTTGCAAAGTCGGAGATAGCAAAACCATTTTTTGGTTTGATACTAATGACAACCTTACCAAATTCTGGTGGATCTAATTCTTCACCACCAACAACAGCAACTGATTCAGTGCTTGGGAATACCTGTTGTATGATTGCCTCATAATCCTTTGCTGTAACGGCACGATACTGCGACGAATATACTCTAGGTGCAAAGTATTTGATTGAATCAATTGGTTCAATTGCGCCGCCCCCTATCGCCTTCTCAGTGGTTGTTAATGATGGTGTTGCTGATGGTGAAACAGAAAGACCATTGCTATCGGTGGTTGTTCCAGAATACGTAAACAACGATGGACCATTACCATTCTCACCATCAGTTACAATATAAGAAACCTGAATTACATCACCTGATGACAATTTCTTACCAATAATTCCATCACCAAAGAGAAGTTCATATTTCTCATCTGCAACTTCTTGAATCAAATAAATTTCAGATTCTTTATTAACAGTAATAATATTATCTACTTGCTTATATTCTTTTGTCCCAATTCTTACTTTGATAGTTGATGTATCAATATTGGGATTATTTAAAATAAACCTTTGATCTTGGGAGGTATCTACAATAAACTCTTTTGTTAGATAGGTTCCCTGAAAAATTTCTAAATCTGTAAATGTTGCTTGATCGTTGACAATATTGGCACTCACATCGCCTGCAATGGAGAAAGTATATGCACTGTTATCAACTGCCCCAACACACACTAGACCTGCCTTCAGGATCAACTGAGAGGCAGTTGTCGATACGTCTATAGTAAAACTAACTGTTGCCTTTGCTGCAGTTTTTGATCTGGGGATATAACCAATATTTCTTGCTAGGGAAACAACATTTTCCCTAAGAGTTGCTGAATCCAAGAAGGATTCATTAGCAACCATATTAGAGTTGAATGCTGTAATATACGTATTATATGCTAACGTATCGATCAGAACAGAAAAGTTAGATCCTTCAAAGTCAAAATCCGTGAAATCGGAATTAGCACGAAGATAATCTTTAATAGATGTCTTTATCTGATCAAAATCTAGATTGGTAAACTTAGTAAAAGGCATTATTTTATCTGGTTGCCTCTAGGATGAATGAAAATTTTTGTGGTGGAACCTCTTGTCCAACGATATTATAGGATATGAAGACCTCAAATTCGTTTCTATCCGCATTTGGATCTACTCTAACCTGAATATTGCTTATCCTTGGTTCGTAGTTTTCAATTGCAACTAAAATCTGATCTTCAAGTTCGGATGCAGTACCAAAATCAACAAATTCAAATAAACTAGTCTTTACGTCAGAACCAAAAATAGGGTTAAAAAATCTCTCACTAGGCACAGTTCGCACAATATTACGCACTGCTTTCTTAATTGCATCCTCATTTTTAATATTGAGGATATCATTAGTTATAGGATGTCTATCAAATGATAGACTAATGTCCTTAAATGCTCTGGATATCCTCTGAACCACGATAATATGGAGACTTTATTTAATTTTATTTATACCCTATTCAGAATAATTCTGTATTATCTTCTATTTTCTCATAAAGGTCCTCTTGATTCACAGTATCACGTTTTTTTGGAGTGATATCATCATTTGAAATCTCACGAAGCATCTTTTGATGCTGATGATTTGCCAAATTATCTAGAAAATCGTGTTCTGAAGTCATTTTTTCATTTTGATAGTAGTCAGTGACGAGTTTTGTGGTTCCCCACATCTCTCTCATATAGTTAGAATTTCTATCGACAGGTGAATTACCCATGATGTCTCCTTATGTTCATGAAATGTTCATTAATATTCTATACTTCTATTTATTTTCCTCTTCTTCTTCGCGTTCTTTGGAAGTTTTCCAGAAATATTCGTCCTCACGTCCCATTCCAAGACGTTCAAATCCATTTTCAACTTGATAATATTGAGTTGAAACCTTAAAATCAGGCATTTTTGGTTCGACAGGTGTCAAACTATTATCAAAAATACGTAATCTATTGTTTGGATACAGTGCATACTGCCCATTTTCAAGTTCAATTAGGTTATGAGACTTGTGTTCGGCAGGATTTTCACTCGTTGCCCAGTCAACGTAGTCTGGATCATGATGATAGTTATCAATTGTGCAGACATAAGTGCCTTTTACATTACCAAAGTCCCGTGTATAACACTCAAAATCCATCGAACCAATGAATTTCTTATCGACTGATACCACACCATAGTCCATACAGTTCCAAAACTGTAGGTTTGGTAGGTTCATATCAGGAGAAGGTGTCTCAGGATCTGCTACAAAGGCACTTATAGGCAATTTGTCATACATTGCCGCATATTCTGGTAAGTAGGTTTCAAAATAAAAAGCACGCCCAGGAATCGATTTAACCGATACCCAAACGCCTTTAACAAATTCCCCATGACCAGATTGATGATCAGTAAGATATTCTTTACGAACCCATACTTCCATCGATGGAAGATTTGCAATCAAACATGCCATACAATTATTTGTCTATAACGTTATCTATACGTTAACGTCCTTGTCCACGATATGCTTTTCTAGCACTATTACGAGACGACGCGGCATATTTGGTTCCATTACCACTACCCTGACGAGTTTTTTTGGGTGTCCCAGTGGCATAACCACTTTTGTTCAGACCTGTTTTCGCTTTTGCCATTGATCAGTTTCTCCAATAATGTGTGTTTCAACTTCACCCGCTTTGGGTTTACCAGTTTTATAATATTCAGCAGCAAAGTCCTCCATAAGATTCATGTAGTCCTCTTCCGAGAGACCCTCAAAGAGGACCTTGCCGTTACGTATGACTGTATACCGATCCATCAGATAACACGAGTTTTTTCGTGCCCGACTCTGATACGAGGATCACACCAAATCTCAAAACCTGCTGCGATTGCATCGAGACAGAATGATACATCCTCTCCACACATATCCTGCACCTCTCCAGATTCGAATACTTGCATCTTCGGAGCAAACCATGGGTATTTGATACCTTCATCTTCAAAAACTCCGTTTTTAATTAGAAGCCATCCAAATCCTGCATAGTCTACCGTGAATGGTTTACGACGCTTTGCAATACTTTCAAGTGTTTCATGATTCATAACTCCGCCATTACTACGGAAGTCATCCTCGTCCATCCAATGTGCAACAGATGTGGTTTGACCATCTTCGGTACAATACCATCCACTTGCAATATCTTTTTCCATTAATACAAGTTGCCAGAACTTCTCTGAGTTAAACACAATATCACTATCAATCCATAACTGATAATCATATTTTAGTTTTCCATCCCATGGAATCTGATCAGGACCACGAAGAACATTTGCACCTAAACACTTACAACGTGCAAAGTTCACCATGGAACTATAATCTTGTGAGATCTGAATACTTGCTCCTGCCTGAACAAGATCAAAACAAAGTTGTACAAAGTTCTTCAGATACGTATAAGATACTCCACGCCCAGGTAGACAGAATACAATACTCTTACCTTTTATAAGTTCTTTTGCGTAATCATAATCCCATTCGGGTGCTTTCTCTTTAACTGGCGTTTTTGCCTTTACTGTAAATCCTTTAGACATAATTAGGTCAAGTTTGAATTTTAATCGATTCACTAGTAATTATACTAGCAATTTACCTTGAAGTCAATCAGTTAGTTCGGTAATTACGATACTGTCACCATCAACTTCCATATTGAGTTGAGTGCCCTCATACCAACCATACTCTGAGATGATCCATTCGGGCACTAGTGCAACATACTCACCTGTTACTGGATCGACTTCTATAGTGGTAATATTTTCTCCGGAGTTTTTTTGCATATACGTAAACCTTCACCATGATTTTATATAGCGAAAAATTTTTTTGATACCCTCTGTAAATTTAGCTCGCTTACGTAACACTTTATAGATTAGGGAAGTTAGGCGTTTTTATATACGGGGGGGCATCACGCGCCGCAGGGGGGGCACCCCCAAGGACGGGGGGCACTGCTGCTGTCACGAACGCATGAGGTCAGTAACGGCAGGCAAGGTGTGAGTGACCCTGTCGGTTCATCAAACGATCACGGGCGGCAGCAATGCGGTCGGCGCGATGCTGTGCCTTGGCACGCTTAACGGTTCCGTCTAAGTCTGCCACCATAGAAGCACCCAGTCCGCGTGCTTTGGTGAAAGTCATCCCGCCGCCACTGCTAGCACGTAACGCCTGTCCTTTGACGTTGGTGTCGCTGCTGCGGGTGTTGCCGATTGCTTTTGCCATTGGGGTGATTCGCTTGGGTGTATTGTAGCACGGAAAGGGGGGGATCCCCTCAGAGTTCCGCCATCATTTCCGCCATCTCATCGGCATCGATCGCGGGGTCATCCCAACGAACGCCGTCGTCTGTCTCACCGATAAAGCGTCCGATCTGTCCGTCAGTCATGCAGCGAACGAACTTAGTCCAGGGTGATTCGCCTTCGGCAAACTGAACGCAAGCGCGAGCGGTGTTGTAAAGGAACTCATCGTTACCGATCCAGAGGGAAGCGTTCCAAGTTTCGTAGTTTGCCCAACCGTTCATGCTGTGTCCTTTGTTTGTTTGCTGTGCTTATCATAGTCCATAGAGGGGGTCCGTCTACCCCCTTTGGACCAGTTCGCTGACCGTCACACGCTTTGTTGAAACTTAGCGTTGCTGAAGTTTGCATAACTGAACTGCTCACGATTAACCAGTTTCACCATACCAAACTCATTGGAGTAGACATAACCCTCACCACCGATTGGAGTCTGTCCGATGTATGCCTTAGGACCATCATTACGGCAGAGATATATTGCATCCTCTTTAATGGACTTAACTAACAACCAGAAACTGATGAGTTTCTCATTCATAAAGGTTGATGCAATCACGGGACGATTCTCACGGATGCATGAGTTAAGTTCCTGCTTAATTAACTTTGCTTCCTTATCTGTCACAAACTCAATGTTCTGTGCCATTATCTTAGCGAAACGAATTACGTCGTCTAAGTCATGAAATCTCTTCAATCCATCGTCATAATAACCAGAGGCAATCGTCGCTCTGGGTGTCACAAACTTACAGTAAGATGTGTTTGTGATGATGAACTTCATAGGGTGTGCGATTGCATCCCTTAAGTCACTCTCTGCTGTGTAATACGTATGGGGTGCAACAATTATTTTTTCTTCTACAATGTCATCGAACTGATACGTGATTGTGTTTGGTGTATATTCATCTGTGCCACCGAATCCGATGAAATCACCCTGATAAATTCCATTCCCGCGTTGACGAGGCAACCAATCAAAACAAGCGTGCAAAATGTCTGCAACTGCCCCTTTATGATTCTGATCGATGTCATTGTGAGATTCGTTGATTTTGATTTTTACTTTGTTAAACACGGATTTGGTGCCAACAAAGAAGTTACCCGTCGCGGGGTTGGTGCCCCATACGATGGCAGGAGCGCCGTCCATCTTGACGCTTAGGTGCCCCTCTGTCCTTAGCAGATCCAGAACGGTCAGGTCCCCCGTGAGGATCAGGTCTTCGGGGTGTTCGATGTGCTTGTTTTGCATATCCAAATTGTAGTCGGTAAGGGGGGCGTTCTGGGGTGGCAGTGTGCCACTATGCCAACCGCATACCGTCAAAGAAAGGAATCGGTGATCCCTGATAGTTTACAAACCACTGAAAGTTCTTTTGAAAAACATACTCACCGTCCATTCCGAAGGCAGAAAGTAATGCATTCAGGCGTGACTTAGTTGTCTTTGATTGATACCCACCGTCAAACAATTGCATCCAATCTTGACCGATCGTGGCAATTCTGCTACCGTGGAGATACACGTCAGAGGTTCCCTCCCATCCAGGGATGACCGTCGTGTTAGCAGATGACCAACGCTCGTCGTTCTGGATTGCTGCGACCATCTGGGTTTCGATCTTACGCATGTTTGGTGTCGTTGTTTGATCTGAAAGTACAATAGGGCATTTTGAGCGCCGTGCGTCTTTTGTGTGCCACTTATCCAACTGGTCAGGCAGCCGACCAGTTTGTGACACTTAGTGCCTCACATTGCATCAATTTGTCTTTGAATCGTTTCGTTTCTTTCGTTGATGACTTCCATCATATCAGAATCTAATAGATCGATGAGAAGATTGGCACCTAACAAAATAACAATGGCAGAAAGACAAATACGCATGAGTTTGTGTTAATGAAGAACAGAGAGGTTAGTGTCAGTTACCGAAGAATGCAAAGTGTGAATCAACGACAAAATCAATGACTTCATCAGTTGCGCTAACGTTGAAACGTTCGCAGAACCAATCTACACACATTTCAGCAGGTAGCATAGTGTCAAACATAAAGTCCTGAAGTTCGGTCAGATTGGAATCGGAAAAAAGGTTGGTTTTGTTCATGTGTCTACAATACACGGTTTCCGCCCCTGTGCCCATTTCGTGTGCCACCTATCCAACTGGTCGGCAGCCGACTGGTTTGTGACACTTAGTGCCTTACACTAACTCGTGTTGATATGCCATCCATTGCTCTTCTACGACTTCATCCACACTCTCTTGAATCACCTGATAGATGTAATCAATGTTTCCTACATCATCAAAGATACGTCTAACCAACTCAGGATCTTCTATGTTGTTATCATAATCAATCTCACCATTTTCATCCTTCAAATGACAATCATTCTTGGTATAAATCCACGCGCCACATTCTGCATCTTCTCCCAATTCTTTGATCATACTTGATACACGGTCTTGAAGTTGCTTGAGAGTGTAGTTCATGAGGTTAAAAAGAGAAAATGTTTGGAGGGTCTTACGCTTAATACTGTGCAGCCCTCGATGTTACTTAGTAATCAACTTTCCCGTTAATATAACCTTCTACATCAAACTTCTTATCATCTTCATATTCTTCTTTGTATTCAATCACATCATAAATCTCACCTGGCATGTCATTGATCTCAGAAAAAACATCAGTGTCGAAAGTGTCGTAATCCATTTTGAAGAGAATTGTTTGACTTGAAACTACAATACACGATTTTCAGAACCGTGCTCATTTACTGTGCCACTAATACTTTTGGCACATAGTGTTACTTAGCAGGGAAGTTTTTACATACGGCATCACATAGGCGTCTTACCAATTCATCTCTCAATCCATCACTAATAATACCACTAAGTTCACCATCAACAATTGAGTCAATATCTTCCATCAATTGTTCCCGTTGCATTAACATTTCCAGATGTGGGTTTGGAGTGAAAGTTTTCAAGAGAACTTTTTTGAACTTGATATAACAATAACCCCTCACGAACGAATCCGCAAGGGGTTGTGTGCCACTTCTACAATTGGTTTTATTCTCAATAAGATCTTGCTATTGAGAATAGATCATCTTTAAACCAGTCCACGAACTGGCACAATCAATACATATCTGCCATTTCTTTGATGTTAACATGAACATTCTCGCCACCTTCAAGACCTAAGACTTCTTTCCAGTCGTAATCTTCTAGGGGCAAGTCATCATAACACTCTATATCGAGAGTGACACTAACCAGGCGCTTAGTAGTTGTGTACATGTGTCTAGTGGCGAGATGTGTGATGTATACGTGTGTATTATATCATGCGTAATGACGATACGCAAGTGCCTCATATGTGTCATTATCTCGTGCGTATTCGTCGTCTTGTTGTACGTCTTCATCTAGCGCATTATATGATTGCGCCCACATGTCATAGGTCTCGTCGAGATCATATGTATATTCAGGTGTGTATGAATATTCTAGATCGTAATCGTCGTACATAACTCGTCGAGATTTGATTAGTTTACTTTATGATTATACTGTATTTTCGACGAGATTGCAACCTTCTTGTCACACCTATATCTCGTCGAGATGCATAGTAGTATATATGTATATAGTCGAGACTTATGTCATTATTGTAACATATATCTAGTCTAGAAATCTCGTAGCGTATATAAGATCTTCTAATCTCGCCCAGAAAATCGCGCCCCGTGGGTTGACAAACTCCGCGTTCCATGCTACGCTCGCTAAACTTACAATAAGAACATACATTAACACACAATACTCAGCAATACCCAACATTAATGAGAATTACTTATTGCAATTGAGAATCATTATACATTAACTCAAATTATTATAAAAAACACTCTCTAAAATACAACATATCCTAGATAATATAAAATAACCGTTATTTATAATACCATCTGGAGGGTAGTTTTGCAAGGCAGTGTATATCTAATCATCAACACCGATACAGGACACAAATACATCGGAAACACCACAAGTATGCTCAATAAAGAGTGGAAACACCATATTGAGTGTGCAAGGCGTATGTCCAGAGAACCATTACATATTGCAATGCGTAAGTATGGTAATCATACATTCAATATAAAAGAAATAGATGCCTGTAATGAATTAGATCTTATTGAGAAAACAGAGTATTGGATAGGAAGATATAAACCAGAATACAATGACAGTAGTAATATTATAATAGAAGAACCTCCTACTAAGACCTTTACAGTTATAGAGAAGAAACCTAAGAATCTTCCTACATTTACAGATGAAAATAGAGGAACTGGTAAACACTCTGGTATACGTATTCAGAGTATGAACATAGAAACAGGCGAATTAAAAGAGTGGGAGAATGCAAGAGTTGCGGCAGCAGAACTTGCAGGTAATCCAAACCGTAACGCTAACATACTAAAATCAGCACGTAAGGGTTACATCTCATATGGTCATAGATGGAAGCTGCTTGAACACAAAACTAAAAAGAAACCAGTGAAAGGTATTCATAAGATCACATGGGAAGAGATCTTCTTTGAATCTAAAGCAGATGCTATCAGACGTTTAGGGAATGGCACTCACGGAACCACATTAACAGCATCTCTTAAAAGTAAAGGTAGATACACATGGCGTGGTTATATGTGGTTCTACGTCTAATAAGTGCGCCAATACTTCGGGTTTATATACCCCACCGAATACTTCATCTTCTCTGATTCTTTGAGCGTTATGATACAGTCACCGGAAATCGCAAGTCGCTCGCCAGAAAAAACCTCGGATACAGAATCTGTCCCATGAGGAGTCTTACTTGGAAATATGCATATTGTTCCTTCTTTAGTATGAAGAGAATACTTCTGAGTTGATTCAAATGTATACTGATCTATGAATGTATCATCCTCATGGTAGTAATCAAGTACACTCTGAAATAACTCATTACCCTTCTTCTTATCATAAAATGATAATGCATGTGATCCTTCTGGGGCATTTACATAATAGGCATAAGATATATGTGCTGGGGCATGTAGATGCTCTGGAATTAATTCCTCACTACCATAACTCCTTGAGATCCAACTCTTTGTATGATAAACATCAAATACATCCCTTAATCCTAAGATCTCCATATAATAGATCTTAATATGTTTGGTGATCTCTTTCATCATTGCCACCGCACATTCTTCCGTATGAATAATCGGTTTACCCTCGTGTTCCGATACAGTGTTAATATCTCCACTGCTTTCTTCTATACGTGGAAACTCATACTTTGGATAGATCTCTCTATAAAATACTTCCTTGTGCCGTGCATGATCTTCCATCTCTCCAACATATACACTGGTTGGAAATATA